AATGGGCGGTCGGAGGTATGGTTACCTCAACTCTCTTTTCAGAGGGTCGTATCTGTCATTGTCCTTGTATTGCTGGGGGATCTCCTCCTTATGCAGGGAATTGTCAAATGGTAATTAATAAAGGGTATCTTATGCAGAAATGCAGTCGCCGCGAGGCGATGATACTCCTCCTCGGCGGCGTAGCTTGCCTGGTGGGGTGTCAAACCTCAACAGGCTTTAAAAAGCCTACTCTCCCCGAGAATTGCTATTGGGTCGAATTTCCTTACGCCTGGATCTGCTTCCCTCTGGAAGGGCCAGGTTCAGGCAAGGAAACGAAGCCGGAGGTTCCTTCCTCCCTATCGAGGCCGACCCTGTACAGAAAGTTTTCTGTGCAGTATTCGGATAAGTAGCCACATGACTACCGGTTCTTGGAGCACGGGTCCGTATGGACGGACCACCAAGTTCCACGCGGCAAAATCGTGGTTCGGCGATGACGGAAAATACGTCACCGATCGGATCTCGAAGACGCCTAAGTGGAACGCCTATACCATGTGCCATGTTTGGTTTCATTCGGGTAATCCGAACGAGCTGGGCTTTATAGACCAGTTTGACCACCTTTACAAAGTGGCTGATAACCATTCATGGGACGCTGGCGGTGGGAGTGATTCCATCGCTAGTGGGTACGGCGGTTTCTATGGAGATGGGACGATAAATCCCACCTTTCCAGCTGCGCAGTTCAATGAATTTTGGACTGCAGAGGACGAATCTAAACTCCTCTCAAAGCTTCTTAAGCGAGTCAAGGGACACGAGTTACATCTCGGTGTTGCCCTCGCAGAAGTGGATAAGTTAGCTGGAACAGTGCTCGGAACAATTAAAAGCCTGGTTTTCGGTTTGAACGACCTTGCGCACATGCGCGTTGGGGCGTTTGCACGCCGATTCGGGGCCGGACCGCCGCGGAAGGACCGCGTCGAGAGATTAAAACTTCTCGATATATCGGGCCGGTTTCTGGAGATGCGCTACGCGTGGGAACCCACTTTGGCAGATGTCCAAGAGGCTGCAATAGCCTTTGAAGCTCTGTCGAATGGTCCCCGTAAGTACCTTAACAGGGCGCGTAGACGTATATCGCGGCCGTCCGTTTACCATACAAATTATTGTAGGGTGAATCAGACGGTGACCGCTCAGCGTTCCTACCTCTTCGAAATGTATGAAGAGATGGACGCGTTCAGGCAGATGGGTTTAACAGACCTTGCCTCGGTATTATGGGAACGAGTCCCATTATCGTTTGTGTTCGATTGGTTTATACCGATCGGCACCTACCTGAGCTTGATAGGTCAGATTCCTTTCATGAAAGGCCGATTTATGAGGACGTCAAGCATTGCTTGGCAGTCCTCAGGAACTTATGCCATGGACCCGATATTCGGGAACGTGTCGGCACCTCCTTCGGTTGATTGTGATTGGATGCGATACAATATGCAGCGTGTTCCGCTAAGTAGCCCTCCCTCTGTCCCCATGCCACAATTTAAGGTGGCCGGGGCAGTTCAAGGGAAGCGGATACAGAACGCGATTGCTTTGGCTCATCAGTTTCTAGCAGGCGGAGGTGATAGAGTATTCTATCATTACTAGCCTGGGACTGCCGCACTCTGGCGGGGTGTGGTCCAAACATGCGTGCGAATAGCACAATTTTTAACTACGTGGAGAGACTCCTATGGCCCAAATGGCCAATATCCTTGTAAAGGATGATGCGAACCCCCTGGTCGAACATACCCTGGTCCCTATCTCGGCAAAGCGGCCTTATTGGCGCGCTCAGGCGAGCGGGATCCCGGCGGACGGTCAGGTAGCTGCCGAGATGACTGCCAACGACGTGTTGGCAGACGGATCGAAGCGTCGGGTCGCGAAGACCATGGTCCCCGTGATGGAGACCCTGGGTACGGCAGGTACGTCAGCAGGTTACGTGGCGCCACAAAAGGTGGCGTTCGTAATCCCCGTGACCACAACGATCGTGGAGAACCCACGAGCGACGGCCGCTCACCTTGCGAACGCGCTGAAGATTCACAACGGGTTGATGGCTGGTGCTTCAAGCACCACAGCCACCGGCACGTTGAACAATGCTTCAGCGGCAGACGCATGGAAGAACGGCACGGGACCTTTCACAAGGTTCCTTGTCTACGGAGAGGATGCAACGTGAGGGTGCTGCCGACCTCAGTGGTTGTTGCCATCGATATGGCAGTCATGCAGCTTGTGGAAGTCAATCAGACCGTCGAACTGGGTAGGAATACCCAGGGCGTAAGCTTGATTGACCCCATTCGGCTCGCTGAACTTGTCACGTCGTTGCAGCAACTCTCGGAGTCGGCGGCGGATGCCCTTGCATCTGCTCGGCTAGAAGTCGAATGACTTGCTAGCAGCTGATAGTCAACTTATTATGAGGGATATTCCTTATGGTTAAGAGCAAACGCTGGGAGCGATTTATCAATCCCATGACGAAAGAGGCGGATACCGCCTTTTGTACCTTGGTGTCTGCAAACCTGCGTAGCAGCGGAGTATACTCGGATTACTTATCCGAGTTGGTCCATTCTGGGAGGTACCGCGATGTGGTTACGACCAATATCCCCAAATCAGGGATTAGTAGTCAAGACTATAAAGCGGCCTCCCAGATCCAGGCCTTGTTCTCAAAGAACCGGGATTTGGATCTTGGATTTAATCCGTTGAAGGCAGGTGTCGAAGCGGCAATAGCCGCTGAGTTGCAGTGCCGGAGAGTAAACGAGTACTTCGGACAAACTTGCCCCTATGGGGGCGTCGCGATGGCGATTTCGCTAGCGCGACGGAAAATCAAGTGGGTCCTTGGCGCCGTCCCTTCTCTCGATCGGCTCAGGTTCCGTTTCGGGCCTGGTGCTTCGACAACAGTGAAAAGGGCTGATGCTTGCTTTGAAAACAAGCTAATTGCCCCTCTGGTGTGTAGCGAAGAGATGTTACCCGTCGTCAACGAGGTGTTGCGAGAGGTCCCCTTATGGGCTCGGTATCACACCGAGACACCGTTCAGCGATGTCGCTGGTCAGTGTGAGATTTCCTCCTGTGATGTAGTAGTTGAACCGGCTAGACTGATCTTCGTCGAAAAGAACGCGAAGACCCACCGTCCAATCTGTATAGAACCGCTACTCAACGGGTTCATGCAGCTGGGGATAGGAGGGTACCTCAAAGAGAGGCTTCGTGTCCTTGCTAAACAAGACCTGACTGACCAAAGACGAAACCAGGAACTTGCCTGGAGAGGATCGATGTATGGCGATGTCGCCACTATCGATCTTTCGTCTGCTAGCGATACGCTAGCCTTTTCGGTCGTGTTTGATCTCTTACCTGAGGCGTGGGTAGACCTACTTGCGTCCTTTCGTACCGGCCATATTGAGTATGGCGGCCGTGAATATGAGCTGGAGAAATTCAGCTCAATGGGCAACGGTTTCACGTTCGAGCTTGAGACCCTGATTTTTTGGGCCTTGAGTTCCGCGTGTACTGAGCTTAGCGGTGAAGATCAAGATGTAGTTAGCGTTTACGGGGACGACATAATTGTCCCTGTGAAGGCCGTCGATCTCTTGATGGCGTCCCTTACCTGGTGCGGCTTCAACCTCAATAGGGAGAAGTCGTTCTGGACAGGGCGCTTTAGAGAGAGCTGCGGTGCCGACTACTTAGCGGGCGAGAGTGTGCGGCCGACCTTTAAAAAGGATCGATTGTCACCTCAGTGGCTATTTGTGTTTCACAACTGGGCATTCGAACAGGGCTATCCTGCCCTGTGCGAGATTGCTAAGTCCTTCATCTCGAAGGACTTACAGTTGTTTGGACCTCCTGGCTATGGTGATGGTCACCTTCTTGGACCATGGAAAGTGGTAAAACCTCGCGCCGTCAGGCGTAAGGGCTGGGAAGGAGGGCATTTTTCGACGTTCCGCGAGATTCCTCGGCAGGTGGAAACCTGTCCGGATATCGCGGCTCTTACAGGCATTTATGACCTGTACGCTAACCCCACCGAGTGGTGGGAGTGCGGTGGCAGTCGTTCTCCGGGAATAACTCCTGGGACTGCTGGCGTTGAAAAGCACACTATCTACACGTTTGTTAGACGGTACGCCGTTTAGCAAGCACTCACGAATATGTGAGGTTGCCGGGACATAACCGGCTGACACTACGGAAAGACGTGTGGGGAGCTACGCTGAAAAGTGTATGCCTTGGATCAAG